GCTCAAACGGCTTCTTTCGGATGATGTGGATTTGGCTGTTCTCGCCAAGTGAGTTGAAATCCATAGTTAATCTGTTTACTTGTTAATAGCGGTTGCGGGAGTAGTGGGAGTAGTGGTTCCGCCGTTAAGCGAACTGGCAATCTTGTCAACAACGTAGTCAGCAACGCCGTTTGCCCAGATGGTGGGCACTGCGGTCATGCTGTTGTTGGGCAGCGTGATCGTGGCGGGCTGGCAACGCTTAATAGCCTCAACCTCTGCCTGAATGCCTGCCAACTGGCCGAGCACGGGAGCGACAGCCTGCTGGATAGCGCCGACGGTGAACTGCTGCGACTCTACCTGAGCCAGTTTAGCGGTCAGAGCGGTGATCTCACGGTCCTTACGGGCGCTCTCCATAGCGTCAATCTTGTTGTCGAGGGCGATGTAGTTGTTATTCATCGTGCCCTGCAAAGCGACGGTCTGCTGGTAGGTGGCCATCTGGTCTGCGGCGGCCTTGGCTGCGATGCTCTGCTGAACGCCGTTGATGCCCTGCTGGATGGTGTTGGTCTGTTCAAGGATTGCGGTGCGGTTCTCACAGCAGCACTGGCACAACTGCGAAGCGAGGGCGGCGTTGCCGCTCTGGATGGCATTGATGACCTGCATGGCGTTCATGCCCTGCGCATTGGCAATCTGATTGAGACTGCTTGAGATGACCTGCAAGTTGCCGCTCACCGTATTGAAGTCCTGACCGAGCATGGTGCTCAACGACTGGATAGCGGTGCGGCTTGCCTCGCCCTGCGAGGTGACTGCCTGCATAACGAGGTCGCTGGTGTGGTTGTTGCCGCCACCGAACAGGCCGTTGCCGTTGTTGTTGAGCATGGCACCAAGCAGGAAGCCTAGGATGCCACCGCCCCAGCCACCAAGACCGAAGCCGCCGTTGTTGCCGTTAAAGCCGTAGCCGTTAAAACCCACGGGGATGCTGTAAGGGATGGTTGCACCGCCGTTGCTCTCAGGAATCGAATAAATTTCTGCTGCCATTAGTTTTTTTTGTGTTTTTCGTGTTAGTAGGAATAGTTAATTTGTCTATGCGCATCAGACGCCACAAAGTTAACAGATTCCACCAACAGAAATTCAAAAATCAACCGTCATTCTACTGCACGATTTCAGCACTTTTGACTCAACTTCTTCACTACCTTAAATACCTGACGCTCAGATATTCCGTATTTCTCTGAAATGGATGCGACAACATACCCTGTCTTGCTCCCTTTCGACTTCATGCGGACATAATCACCGTATATACCGAGCCATTTGTAGTCATCGGTCTTAATGCCGATTTTGTGCAGTCTTTTTAGCAGTTCCTTGTTCAAACTGACAACCTCGTATGCCGTCATAACAAACCTTAGTCCTTCTTGTCAACTGGAACTTTCTCGCCGGTGCGCAGGAACTTGTTCAAGTCAAAACCGCGTTTCTCACGTTCTGCCTTGCGCTTCTTCCATTTCTCTGTGGCTTCACGCAGCTTGCGGGCGTTGGGCTTGTAGCCAGGCTGACCGGGCTTCACGTCCTTGCTCTTCTCGAACACGGTAATCGGCTGGTCGATGTCGATGAGTTCTATCTGCGCCTTGGTATGCCCCCAGTAGAACTCGTACATTGGCACCCGCCAAACACCGAAGAAGTATCGTGGCATCACGAGCCATTGCCGCTGCTTTCTGTCTGAAAACGCTGCGCCGTATGGAGTCCTTGCAGGGTAGCTTCGACTTCCTCCACTCTCATATTCATCAGCGTATCCTTTGCCGCGGTCAGTGACGTGATAGTCTTGTAGAACTGAATCAGCGGAACTTTTTTTTTACCCATCTCAAGCAGGTCGGCAAGCTGGATATTGTCGTACTGCTTGACGTAGTAGAACCATCGCCAGCGCAGCCAGTAGCGGAACTTGATTTTCCAATAGCCGTCAAGGGTGTAGATGGCGGCGGCTTTGCAGGCGAGTTTGCTGTCCTCGATGATTTCGTCAAGGGCGGCGTTGCCAGTGGTCCTGTCGCCTATCTCGCTCTTGTTGTGCAGAAGCAGCCTGCCCAGCTTCATCAACTGGCCGTTTTTCAGCCAGCGGATTTTGTACTTCTTCCTGGTGCGCAGGATTTCCACCTCGTCGGCATCGTTGTTTGCGATGGACTGGTAGAGCAACTGCGCCTCCACGGAAGGCTGTTCGATAATCGGTTCTTTTGCCATATCTCTGAAAAGGAAACGGCAGAGGCAGAATCAACCACCTCTGCCGATATTAAGGATGTGCGAAGTTGAAAGCGCGGATTAGTTGCCCTATGAAGCGGAGCGTTCGATTTTGAGAATACCGAAAGCGCCATCTCCACTATCGGAGAGCGAACCACTCAGAACGACACAAAGAGGCTTGTTGCTGCCGTCGAAGGTCACCTGTGCGGTGAGTTTCGCCTTCTTGATGTAGAACAAACGCTTCTCGGTATCGTCGAGGATGAGCAGACCAAGCTCAACGGACTTCTGGGCAGCGCCGAAGCCCTTGCCAGTTGCAGTTGCGGTAGCCACGCCAGTAGTGTCCTTCAGTGCGTCAAGAGGCAGGTTGATGGAGATGTCGGTGCCCTCGGAGCCGAAAACGAGCTGCATAATCTCGGTGTCGTGGCAGGGAATCTCGATGTTCAGCTCAGTGTCACCAGGGGTAAAGGTCGATACCCAGTCGGCGTTAAGGCCGTGAACCTTGAAGTGCTCAATGCTGGGAGCACCAGTGTCGAACGAGAAGCCGCTGTCCTCAGAGCAGGGGAACTCAAGCAACTTTGCGTTGGCGTTGAGCAGGTTGAGGTTGCCAGCTTCGTTAAAGGTGAAACCGTCCTTAACGGCGAACACGGCGGAAATACCCTCAAACACATTAAGCTGCATTGAAGTATTGTCAGCAGCCGTTTTCTTTCTTACAGTAGTTGCCATAGTTGTCTATAGTTAATTTGTTATCGTGTTTTTGTTCTTACTTTGTAAGTAATCATCGTGACGAAGTAGCCGTAGCCATCGCTGTCCTGCACGAGGACGGAGGGCTCAACAGCGTCGATGTGCGCACCGACGATGGGGAAAAGGTCTATCACCGACTGGGCGAGCTCGGTTTGGGCGTTGACGTTCATCGTGCCGTCTGGCTTGGCCTTGGCAAACACGGCGAACGTGCCGAAACACTCGGTGAACGAGCCGAAGCCGCCGTGGACGGTCGCACGCAGTTGGGTGGGCAGGTTGACGACGATGAACGCCGTCACCTCGTCCTTGAGGTTCTTCGGGCGACCGAGATAGACAGGCTTGCCGAGAGGACTCACGGCATTAACGAGGTCTTCGTATATGCGGAATATGAATGATTTCTCTGCCATAGCCTATTTCTGCGGTAATCGTAAAAATGTGGTTCCCATCATCTTTGCATCGCTATAAGCGTTCAGTACACCAACCGTTCCTCTGTGTATTTCTACCCACTCTGCGTATTCGGTCGGGTAAGCGACCACAATGTCAAAAAGGTTTTTCCCTTTCGGTTTGTATGACCTAAAGAAAGCAATCGCATCATTCTTTCCCCAACCTTGGTCGGTGTCGATGTTAGGTGCGTAAAAACTTTTCTGTCCGTCATAATCGGCATTCTTTGAAAAGAAATATTGCCTTGGATAGGTCATCTTCTTGTGTGTCGCTGGCTGCACAAATCGGTCTGCTGCAAACCAAGCCGCTTTAGGCACTCTGTTTTTGTAAAGGCACACGACGATTGAATTGAGCAGGTTGCCCGTGAAGTTGTGAGAGTTTGGGGCTGTCATCCTGTACTTCACGGCAGACCATACGAGTTCTTCGCAATAGTCCTCGCAACGCCTCTCAACGTCTGCAAAGATTGCTTCCTTGTAGCCGTCGATAGCTCTCAATATCTGTGCCTTAGTTGCGGACATACTTCCAAAGGATATGGGTGCCTAAATTGCCTGGACGCTTGTCAACGACAAGACCGTACTCCTTGTGGCTTCCCTTGCAGACCTCCACCTTGTCACCCTCCAGCGGCAGGGTATCGTCCGTCCACTCGCCCTGTTTCAAAGGCAATGCGAGCCACCTGTACGAGGCGTTCACTTCTCCATTGTCCGACACAGCGTCTCGGGCGTAACTCCTGCACTCACCGCAATATATCACAACATCATGCCCTGCGTCCTCAAGAGGGCCTGTCTCCTGCTGACGGACAATCCTGCAACAATGCGGAAATCTCGGATTATTGGCCTTGGTTATCATCTGCACCTGCGGTTATACCTGCGGATTTTACGGAAACCTGTGCCCTTGAAGCCCCATTGCGGGGCAGAGGAACTGAGCAGTTCGTCCTCTACCCCCCATTTGTCAAACAGGGCTTTGGCGATGCGCCACAGGCCAACGCGGTCTTGGTAAGTCCATGAACTCACTTTTTCGGAGTGTTCCCAGTCGCCATCCTTGTCGGTGACACTCTGGGAAGTACCCATCCCCGGCTGGAGATAGAGAATGAGGTAGGCATACGCCAAATCACGCTCTCTCTCTGAAAGGTCAAACTCGCTTACATCAGGGTCAATACCAGTCTTGAAGAGGATATTGGTGATAATGCTCTCTGAGATTGCCACACCAGGAAACAGCCCATTGATGTATTCTATCGCGTTTCGTGAGTTCTCGGCCATCGCTACTCGTCAGTTAAGGGTTACTCATCGTCCTTCCAGACGGTGACGATACCATGCTCACGCAAGTTGTTGAAGACGGGGCCTGCAAACAACTCGCAGTCAACGGTGTTGGCGATGTTGGGACGCTCACGCCAGCTATTCAGCACGACGATGCGGCCCTCAACCAGCGCGTAGAGGTCGGCCTCGGTCTGGCCACCCATGCTCATGCGGTCCTTGAGGATGCTGTTCATGCACTTCATCTCGAAGGGGCGGAAAGACCTTGTAGAAGCAACAAGGTTGTGCTCGTCGAAAGCGGGGGCATCGACAACGGGGCGACCGTCCTCCTCGTGGCGCGACTTGTAGTCAATCACCTCGAAGGGCCAGATGCCCAGCTCGTCGCGAAGGAAGGCGAGCAGCGTGCTCTGGGGTACGCGCAGGTCAGCGGTGTTGCCGCTGGTGGCGTAACGTGCTGCATAGGCGCTCTTCACACTGGGATGAGCCAGCATCATGCGGAACAGCTTCTTGCTGACCTTCCAGTGGTTCAGACCCAGGCTCAACTCGTCGGTGTAGTAGTCCTGGAACGTGATGAGGTCTTCAACGACATCGGCGTTCGCATTGGGAACGAGGGTGCGGCTGCCAGCGGCACCAGTCCAGGTGAACCAGTCGGCGGTGGGGGTTACAAAGTTCTCGTCGGGAATCTCGAACTTGAAGTCGTAACGTGCTCCGTCAACGGGGATGTCGTGGATTTCACCAGTTGACATGGCCTGGAAGGTCATGTAGTTCAACTCATTGTGAATACCGCCGAGCATGTTGGTGGAGTTCTGCACGAAAGAGTCGATGAGCTTGTCGCCGAACGACATGTCGCTCAACTTGGCTGCCTTGCGCAGGGTGATGAAATCGTCCTGGTCGAGCTGGAAGCCGTGACCAATCTTGGGCAGGGTGCCGCCGTAAACGCCCCAGCCCTCGGTGTTACGCAGGGGCTTGGGTGAGTGCGAACCCAGCACGGATGCACGGACAAGGATAGGGGTCTTGGTCTGAGACTGTACCCACTCGCGGTCGTCGGTAGGCGTTCCCCAGTTCGCATAGCGCTTCCAGAGGGCACCGTTGTACTTGGCGTTAGCGTTGTCCAGCAGGTTGCCGAACTCCTCGGCGGTGACGAACTTGCCGAGGCTGCCAATCTGATAAAGACTTGAATCTCTTAATGTTGCCATAAATCAGTCCTCCTTTTTTACTTGCGGTTAGAGAATTTGAACACACAGTCGGCGTCCTTGAGAGCCTTCTTCACGAGGTCGGGG